CAAAACCTATGCTACCATCATAGGCAACAGTAAGTACTTCTCTATCCAAATTGGAAGCTGAGATAATATTGCTACCTATATTATTCTGTCGTGCATTTAGCAATATTCCTCGTGGTTGCATAACACCAAACCCAATGCTACCATCATAGGCAACAGTAAGTACTTCTCTATCCAAATTGGAAGCTGAGATAATATTACTTCCTATATTATTCTGTCGGGCATTTAGCAATACTCCTCGTGGTTGCATAACACCAAATCCAATGCTACCATCATAGGCAACAGTAAGTACTTCTCTATCCAAATTGGAAGCAGAGATAATATTGCTACCTATATTATTCTGTCGGGCATTTAGCAATATTCCTCGCGGTTGCGTAACACCAAACCCAATACTTCCGTCATAGGCAACTGTTAGGACTTCTCTATCTAAATTAGATGCTGATATAATATTGCTTCCTATATTATTCTGTCGAATATTGAATAGAACTCCTCGCGGTTGCGTTACACCAAACCCAATGCTACCATCATAGGCTACCGTAAGCACTTCGCGGTCAATGTTAGAAGCCGAGATAATATTGCTACCGACATTATTCTGGCGAGCATTTAGTAATATGCCTCGTGGTTGCGTTACACCAAACCCAATGCCACCATCATAGGCTACAGTAAGCACTTCTCTATCCAAATTAGAAGCCGATATAATATTTTGATTTATGTTATTCTGTCGGGCATTTAGTAATACTCCTTGTGGTCGCGTTACACCAAAACCTATGCTACCATCATAGGCTACGGTAAGGACTTCACGATCAATATTAGAAGCCGAGATAATATTTTGATTTATATTATTCTGTCGGGCATTTAGTAATACTCCTTGTGGTCGCGTTACACCAAAACCTATGCTACCATCATAGGCTACGGTAAGGACTTCACGATCAATATTAGAAGCCGAGATAATATTTTGATTTATATTATTCTGTCGGGCATTTAGTAATACTCCTTGTGGTCGCGTCACACCAAACCCAATGCTACCATCATAGGCTAAGGTGAGAACTTCTCTATCCAAATTAGAAGCCGAGATAATATTTTGATTTATATTATTCTGTCGGGCATTTAGTAATACTCCTCGTGGTTGCATAACACCAAACCCAATGCTACCATCATAGGCTACTGTGAGAACTTCTCTATCCAAATTAGAAGCCGAGATAATATTTTGATTTATATTATTCTGTCGGGCATTTAGCAATATTCCTTGTGGTTGCACAACACCAAACCCTATACTACCATCATAGGCTACTGTCAATACTTCGCGGTCAATGTTAGAAGCCGAGATAATATTTTGATTTATGTTATTCTGTCTGGCATTTAGCAATACTCCTTGTGGTCGCGTAACACCAAAACCTATGCTACCATCATAGGCTACTGTGAGAACTTCTCTATCCAAATTAGAAGCTGATATAACATTACTGCCTATATTATTCTGACGAATATTGAATAGAACTCCTTGTGGATGTACTACGCCTAATCCCATACTTCCATCATATGCCAATGTTAGCAATTCGCGATCCAAATTAGAAGCAGAGATAACATTGGAGCCTATATTGTTTTGACGAGCATTGAAGAGAACTCCGCGAGGTTGCGTAACGCCAAAACCTATGCTACCGTCATAGGCTACGGTGAGGACTTCCCTATTCAAGTTAGAAGCCGAAATAATATTGCTACCTATATTATTCTGACGAGCATTTAGTAATATTCCCTGCGGTTGCGTAACACCAAAACCTATGCTACCGTCATATGCAACTGTAAGGACTTCTCTATCTAAATTAGATGCTGAGATAATATTGTGATTTATGTTATTCTGTCTTGCATTTAGCAATACTCCTTGTGGTTGCGTAACACCAAAACCTATGCTACCGTCATATGCAACTGTAAGGACTTCACGATCAATATTAGAAGCCGAGATAATATTGTGATTTATGTTATTCTGTCTTGCATTTAGCAATACTCCTTGTGGTTGCGTAACACCAAAACCTATGCTACCATCATAGGCTACTGTAAGCACTTCTCTATCTAAATTAGAAGCTGAGATAATATTGCTTCCGATATTATTCTGTCTTGCATTAAAAAGAATGCCTCGCGGTTGAGTAACACCAAATCCAATACTTCCGTCATAGGCAACTGTTAGGACTTCTCTATCTAAATTAGATGCTGAGATAACATTAATATCTATATTATTCTGGCGTACATTTAACAAGACTCCTTGTGGCTCTACTACTCCCAATCCTAAGCTACCATCATATGCTAATGTCATCAATTCGCGATCCAAATTAGATGCTGAGATAATATTGGTATATTCATTATTTTGTCTGATATTAAATAGAGCACTTTGTGGCTCTGACACGCCTAATCCCACGCTTCCGTCATAGGCGACTGTCATAACTTCGCGTTCCAAATTAGCAACCTGTATAATATTTTGGTTATGTTTTTGGAATACTGATAATGAAGGAATATTTCCTTCGCCTTCAATATATAAATTACAGTTAATATACAAATCTGCATATAAATCAAGATTATATGTATTATTTAATAGTTCAGATTTATGTAATATTAAAATATCATTAATTACATTGGAAGATAAATAATCTTTTACATAAAAGAACTTATAATCAATATGATTATTGCTAGCATAAGAATTAATTTCAAGACCATTTGAACCCAAAGAATTAAAATGAATATTACTTGAGTTTATCTCGTATTCTTTATAATAATTTTTGTTAAGTATTTCAATTAAATTATTGCCATTAACATCATATATATTCCCGTCTATTCTTAAATTGCCTTTAGTATCTAATCCACCATTAATAGACATATTTCCAAGATTATCAATTTTGAGGGGGACAAATTGCTTGTTCGTGGAATTAGCATATTTTATTTCAAATACTCCATCATAGCTGTATATTTCGTGTCCTTCAAAAACACTATCGTTTTTCTCAACATCATTTATCAAAGAGATATGTGGTTTATAATTTTTATAGTTATAGTTGCGAATACCTATGTTGATATCTTCCAAATTATAATTGCAATAGTTATTAAAATATTCTTCTATAACTATGGTTTTATTTATGGGATTACCCAAAATATCAAAGGTATCTTGGAAAACATTTGAACTAAATTTCTGGATAACCATATTTCTTTGCGTAGCATTGGCATTATTGTTAATAGAATAGTTGGATGTTCTAAATATTATATTATTATTTTGAATATTAGAAGTTATATCAAGATATGCCGTGCTTAATTCAAATAGCTCTTCAAATATAATATTGGAAGTTACAATATTTAAATGATTAGTATGAACGGAATAAAATACACCATCATATGCTATGTTATAATTGTATTTCAAAACATTTGTAGTATATGTATTTAAATATATGTTGGAATATTCTAAAAACTTTAGATTGAGATTAATAGCATTTTGATGATAATCCATATAGGTATGTTCTATTACATTTTCAAGGGCATTAAAAGGCTGATTGGCTGTTCCAAGAGTTGTTGTTATATAGTTGCTGATATTAAAAAAGTTGCTATTATCAATTATTTTAATATTTGAACTAACACTAATAGCTATATTGCACGATATGTGGTCAGATATAATATATCTATTTATATATTCATAGTTGAATAATATATTACTATCATAGACATTGAATACGGCACTATCATTGACGGCAAGCATTTTTTCTGAAATATCGCTTGGTTTAATATCGTCGTTGCTACTGTAAAATATGCCTTGTGGTACCAAGGAAAAATCGTTTTCTTTGAATAAATCATATTTATCCTTGACACTATCGGTTTCTATATCAAATGTTTGGTTATTAAGGGGCATATAATTAATATCTAAATTACTGAAAAAATACGGATAATTGATATTAGAATGAACTGTAATATATGATAGATTTCTTGATATTAGATTATTTGTTTTGAATATGAAGCCATCGTCTTGTAGATTATTAGAAGTGATAACGTTATTATTAGCATCTATTGCCGGCAACTCTGTTATAGCCTGTTTATAAAAACTGAAATATGTCTTAGAATCATTTGACCAATTAGATGACAATATATCAAATAGCACTTTGTCATAATCTATTTTAACTGTACTATTAAACATATATTCATAGCTGTATCTGCTCGTAATTGCCATAGGAACGGTATCATAATCGCTTTTAATTACAAGTGTCTGATTTATATTAGATGCAAAGTCTTCGTTGAATCCGTATCGGGCTCCTCTGCGTTTCTCCCCGTTATATTGGAAGGCATCAACAGTGAATACATTTGTCATAACAGGTTCGTTATTTAGATCATCAACGGTTGCCGAAGAGACATCAATAGTAAATTTGTGATTGTTATGAAGATCACCGCCTGATATAGTATGATAAATATTTTTTCCCTCGGAGTTCAATAAATTGATAGAAGCCGGATATTTATTGTTGGTAATTTGAAGACCGTATTTTTCATTTCCATCAATGTGAAAAAGGATATTTGAACTCTTGTCTGTCCCGAGACCCAAGTGAGCAATAGTACTATTGGCATCGCCGTTATCACTGACTCTATTAACAAATCGCAAAAAGTTTTTGTATGAATCATTGTTATATACATTGAAATCAAGATAAGTGTTGCTATTATTATTACCTACACTCATTTGAATGGCATTTCTGATATTATTTTGCTTATCAATGGAATCATCTACTAATTGAAGATTACTGTTGTAAATAGCCAATTCTATCATAGAATAGCAAATATTGCTCTTAGAATAAGTAATAAACTTCGTTACCGGATTATCATCATTCATATTTTTAATTATTACAGGAATCTCCTGATTTTCCACAGGGTCAATTATAACATTTTCTTTGGGCCTCAAAATATCAATTGACATTGCAATTTTATTTGTAGAAGTTGCATATCCTGTATCAATACCATTACCTGATATATAATTTATATATCTGTCTACTCTTTTTAGATTAGATGATAATGCTTTCATAGTAAAATTAAAATTGCATCCTTCGTTATCTAAAATATTAACATTCCCGTGAACATTTAGGTCGCCGTATATTGTCATAGCAGATTTATCTTCATAGGATACCTTAGGGTTATTAACATCTATATGATATTTGGAACTCGCCGGATCATAATAAAACGACATACCATATGAAGTGGGTTCAATTGTTTTATCAGTGTATCCAATTTGCAAAGGGCCGATGCGCATATAATCTCTGGCGTCAAGGTCATTATATTTATGATTTTTATAAATGAACCATTTCTCTTTATTTCTATCTTGATTAATATCTCTGTCATATTCGCAGATATCAATACCACTATAATCTGCGTTATTAAAAAGACCGCCTCCGCGAACACCTCTATAGATGCGTATAGTTGAATAATTATAATCGTTGGTGTATAAGTTTCTAACTTGAAGAGGCGCCACATTAGCTTCGCCGTTCCAGCCTATAGATATATTCTTATTAGTGTAAAAACTGTCAGCCGAACTCGCTTTTTGTAGGGTTTCTAATAATATGTTATTTTGATAATATAAATCGGCGTTAATACCTTTTTTAACATTGAGGCCTCTCATATCCGAAGCGAATGATATAAGCTCGTTATAATTTATGCAAAACTTATCAGTTGATGTATCATATAAATTGAAAAAGTTTTTGCCATTATTATAAACAAAGTTCTTGGTCCTTTTAAAATTGTTATCTTGTGATACATAATAATCGTTAGCTGCTATATTACCCGCAATATCAAGTGCAAAAAGATTATCGGGATTCAATTTGTTTATACCTACCTTGCCATTTAATAAAGATAGCGTTGGTGGGGTATTTTTAATATTTGGAAGAAACCTGTTAGAAGTCAATATAGATATATCACTTGAAGGATAAAAATATATGTTGTTATTTTTCCCAGGTACCTTGTTCGTGTTAAATATCAAGCTGTTGTCGTTATAATCAAGTCGCGAGAGTCTTCCAATATTTGCGACGTATGTCTTGTTTTCTATGGTATTTTTTAGTAATATGTCAAAATTATTGCTCGTCGTTCTATCATTCTTGATAATATTTAGGACACCATCAAAACCGTCAGTATCTGTCAGACCAATTCCTAATTTATTAGGAAAATTAACATTACAGTTAGCATCTAGAGAAGCAATATTGCTGCTAACATAAACAAATAAATAGTTGTTACCATCTACTACGCTTTTTTCAAAGTTCCCTGTAAAAGTATCAGTTGTATTGAGAGGTGTGATGCGCTTATTATTGATGAAAAGGTCGTTATTTATATTGAGGTTATTGATATTAATATTTTGGACATTATTAAAATTAACGTCGTCATTAAATTCTACGGTTCCTTCAAATACCGAATGTTCGTTGACCTTTAAATATTCTGTTGTTAAATTACATCCTACAATCGCGTTATTAGCGATATTAGCATCGCCTGCGTTTAATAGCTTTGAGACAGATAGATTATTATTAAATCTGTATAGAGAATCTGTAAAATCTCCGCCATTTATTTGAGTCGCGTTGAGAACCCCGACGCCTGTTCCGCGGATATATATATCATCAAGATGTTTATAGGTATTTGTTTGGTAATCGTGCAATAATATGTCATCAAATGTAGATAGTCCTTTTACTTCTAATTTAGATTTATCGATTTTTTCAACGGTAGTTGTGCTATTATTTTCAAAAACCCTTTTATTATAATTTTTTTGCGAAGTGTTATTTGTACCGATACCTATATTATTATTTGCATCAATTGTCATAGCAGGGGCATTATTAGAGTTGTATATAGGTAATGCTCTCGTTCCATAGGCTGAATTAATACTCTCAGAAGAAGTGCTGATGTGAAATTCAAGCGGAACTCCTTGTGTTGTAGAAATAATAGCAGGAGATATATTGCTTCCACCAATCATACCAATACACATTCTTGAAGGTTCTTCGGCATTATTAGTATCGTTTCTTATAGAAATATGCATACTGCTGAATTTATTGTTAGGAGTGGTGACAATGTTTAGCGGATGTGTATTTTTAAATGTATCAATATGGCCTCCGAAGGTAACGAAGTTTGGAGTATAAACATTTTTAACATCATAATTGATATTATAGAGGTTGTTATAATTTGTAATGTAGCCTGTTTGGAAAGGCTGAGACACCACAAGATCGTTGGTTTTAACGATAAACTCCTTAATTAAATCGCTTGTTATAGTTGTTGTATTGTCAATTCTGATATTATTAAGCTCTAACCCGGCTGCTTTAATAATACCTGAACAATGAATGTTTTTATCTACGTATAGCGAAGTATCCAGAGTTAAACTTTCGCGCGCAAGGTTTCTTGAGGCATTTACGGAAGTACCTTGGCTATTAACAAGAAGAGACCATTTAGTATTTGAAGTATCGCCGGGAATATATGTTTTCTCTCCTACGGCCAAAAATTCATCTTTATTTAAATCTAAACTATTGATATTTCTTGCTTCACTTTCGCTGTCCAATTGAAACCCGATAGCAACCGAATCTATTTGGATTAGGGGGGCTGTTATATCATTAGCTAGATAACTCATTTATTATCTTATTCTATTTAAAAGAAAAATACATTTAATATTTATATATATAAAAATTGATATAATCATATTTTGAGAAATAGATATAACCAAGATATATAAATAAAACTAAGATGAAAAGAATTGATAATATCCATAATAAAACAATGGATATTGATGTTGAAAATCAACCATATAATTCAAAAAACATTCTGATAAGCGATGAGGACTTATATAAATTGCTGAGTAGCAATGGTTTGCCTGATTTAGAAATAAAGAACATCAATTTATATCGTGTTGCATTCGTTCATAAATCTTATTGTACTATGAAAAATATTGATTTTGAGAAAAGTAATGCAAATTGTCCGTGTGATTGTCTTCCTCTTCAAGATATGTCTTATGAGCGGCTTGAATTTTTAGGGGACTCTTTGCTTGGAATGATTGTAACGAATTATTTATATAATAGATTTCCAGACCAAAACGAGGGGTTCTTATCTAAAATTAGGACGAAGATAGTAAATGGAAAGATGTTGGGGTATTTGTCGGATAAAATAGGATTACCGAAGTTTGCCATTATATCTAAGCAGGTTGAAGAATCCGGTGGAAGGAATAACTATAAAATTATGGAGGATATATTTGAGGCATTTTTAGGGGCACTCTATTTGGATTTCCAGACAGATGCTGACAATATTATTATTCCCAATATTAATATAAATCCTTCTTCAGGAGCGGGATATTTCGTTGTAGAATCTTGGATAATATATATTATAGAGAATTACATAGACTTTTGCGAACTCATTAGAATTAAAAACAATTACAAGGATATGCTGGTATCTCATATGCTTCATTCTTTACAGGATGTACCACAATTTAAAGAGCTTAATGTAACCGTAAAAGATAATGTTAGGATATTTACATATTGTATCAAAGACAAGAACGGGAGCATTATTTCTACGGCTACTGGAAATACTAAAAAAGAAGCGGAGAACAATGCATCTAAAGAGGCTCTTATATACTATAAAGTTAGTATCCAAGAATATAATTCGCATATTTAGGAATATTTAAGAGATATGTGCGATATTTGGATATATAATATATAATATTATATATTTAAAAATGAGTACTAAGAGTACTAGTATAGCGAGTGAGGCGAGTATTGAGAATATTAATATTACACATTTAGTTTTATCGGGGGGTGGTATGCGTGGTGTTATATTTGTGGGGGCTCTTAGATACTTATATTTAAATAATATGCATAAGAATATAAAACATATTGCAGGGTGTTCAATAGGTTCTTTAATAGGCCTTATGTTTGCCCTTAAATTAACTATTTATGAGATGGAAGAGGTATTATATAATTGTATGAAAGATAATGAGTTATGTTTTTTATCTATTAAAAAGTACATAAGATTAATTACAGAACTTGGTTTATTTGATACAGAAGTAATGATTAAGCATTTAAAAATTATAGTAAAGAGGAAATATGCAGATAGGTGCAATGGTATGAAGGATACGAAGGATACGGAAGAGCCCGATGAGTATAATGCCGATGATATATCAGATACTATTACATTCTCGCAATTATCTAAAATTTTCGGAGTAAATATGTATATATCTTGTACGAATATAAATACTTGTGAAAATGAGATTTTTTCTATTGAGAAAACGCCCGATGTCTGTGTATATAAGGCTTGTTGCGCCTCAATGTCTATACCATTATTGTTTAAGCCGATAAATATAGGAGATTATCATTATTATGACGGGGGATTAACTAACAATTTTCCTATAAAAATATTTGCCGATGTGCCACGAGAGAATATAATAGGTATGCTTTTGTATAAAGATAATGAAAATACAGAGCATATTCCTGTAAAAACTATAAATTTTATATATATTGTAAAGCAGTTGATGACGATATTAAATATTCTAAGAGTAAAAGAGGTTTTATTAAAGCAGATTCAAGATAGCAAATATACTAATTATTATCGCCCTCAAAATCTCGTTTTAAAAAGCGGAATGAATATAATATTCGCGAGGAAGGGAATGCGATTACATATAACTAAAAAGGAGATTGACGAAATGGTATTTGTCGGCTTTGAAACAATGACTGAATATATTGACGAATTATCTGCAAAATATACAGCTGATGCTAATGCGCGCATTGATGCGATTAGTCTTTGATTAATATTTTTTTATTGATGTAATAGGGGTTTTTATTAATAACCGTGGCATTTGCAGGTAATTTGGTGATAAATATTTTGTCGGGGGCTTTTAATAATATTGGCAGAATTGTATCAATAGTTAATTTTTCTAAATATATGCTATTATTTTCATAGCTACTACTATAGCTGCCACTTCCGCTACTTGAACGACGACTATTATTAATAGCTTTTCTAAATGTTTTGACATATTCGCCGATTTCATCAGATGGCAGATTGTTATCTATAGATATCCAGGATCGCGGTTCTATCTTTTTATTTCTAAAAGCATTTATCAATCTTTTATAGTCATCGTCAATAAGGGATTTTTTGACAGATTTGATTTTTTCGGCAAAACCGAAATCATAAATATACATAACGTATTCGCAGGATTTTAGATAATAATTTTTACCATAAATATTATAGTGATGATAGCTATTTTTGGTAACATTATAATTCATATGATATAGAAAATTTCCCCAATGACAATCGCCGTGAATAAATCCGAGATGATGAAATGTAGATATAGATAACATTATTTGGATAAATACATTATATAACACGCTGTTATTTTTGAGGAACATTTTACTATTACAGAGCTGTTTCAAATCGCCTCGGGCGAGCTCATTTAATAAAATATAGTATTTCTTATTTAGAACGATATCTGGTAAGTTTTTATTGGATATTTTGTCGCAGATAATAACTTTGTAAGTTAGAATGAAATGTCTTGATATCATATTTTTAATAACTTTATCGGTTATTTTCAAGTTAATCTGTGCTTCAAACAGATTAACGCGGTTATTAATCATAATTTTTGAAGCAATAGGATATTTGCCGAATTCATTTTTAATAGATGCTATATAAATATACCCGTATTTGCTAATAGAACCGAACTTTTTTGTAAGAAATACCTTATTATTGATATTGTATCCGCGAACATCTTCATTTTTTTTAGAATTGATAGAGTATTCTTTTAGACACTGTTTATTATTTATATCTTTTAATTTGTTCGTTATATGCTTATAATAGAATATTCTTTTGTCTATATTATATTTGAGCGTTTTATCCTTAAAATATTTAAGTAATGCATCGGGAACTTTAATATCTATTTCTTTACTGTTATTCATATCAATATATTTGTTATTAATTGTATTTGAGAAATGGCTATATGCGGACATATTTTTAGTGTTAAATAAATGGGATTCTGCCATTATCTTATATATCTTCTATTTATAAAGCAATATTCTAATATAATATTATAATAGATTTAATGAATAACAAAGAAGAAAAGAGGGGCAGAGCTGAGCCGTATATATTTATAATAGATTTGGATGGAACTATAATAGGTGATTGTAATTATCAATGTGATTTGTATAATATTATTGAATTGGTAAAAAAATATAAGATGAAGGGGTTAAATAAATATACGGCGCTATGTAATAAATATTTGAATGAAAGTTATTCTGAGAAATCTCTATTAGTGAGACCGCATTTTTTCACATTTATTAATGCTATGAAAAAGCTGTATCCATCAAGCTATTTTTATATTTATACGGCTTCTGAGAAAAAATGGGCGAATAAAGAGATAGCTATAATAGAGAAGCATAATAATTTTAAGTTTGACAGGCCACTATTAACGCGCGATAATTGTATTATGGATAAATACGGGAATATAAAGAAATCCATTGCCAAGATACTACCTTTAATTAGCAAGACCATAAAGATACCAACTAATTATGATATTGGCAAGAGATTATTAATAATAGATAATAATCCGACATTTATAGATTATACAGATAATTTGTTGATATGTCCCTCGTATAATTATATGAAATTTTATGATTTGCGACAGACTTTGCCTAACTATAATAAATGCGAGGAGTTGAAAAGCTATATTAGCAGATTAATAAGAGAACAGAGACTTAGTAAGATATCAAAGAGGTCTGAAAACTTAGAGAAGACATACAAATGGCTATATAAAAAATGTAAGAAAATTAATAAATACAATTCTAAATATGAGGGAGATACATTTTGGAAGGACCTTTCCGTGCTTATAAAGCATTACACTATTACTTCATATAGCCCTAAAATAATAACCGAAATCCAAAAAACTATCACAAAAAAATAGAATCCTAAGCATAGACCTAAAATGTATCTAAAATGTTATGACAAGTTAGCAAATAAGGATATGATGATATAATAATGATATTAGAATTATGATATATGTTAGTTTTGATATCGGGGTTAAGAATCTTGCCTTATGTATATTAAGAAAGACTGAGATATTGGAGATATTGGAATGGCGTATCATAGAATTGGCTTCGTCTAAGAAGGAGATTAAAGGGATTGATGATATATCTGAAAGAATATATATTGAGATGGATAATATTATTGGTGGGTTAAAAAATACGGGCATTAATATGATAGATTATGTATTGATAGAGAATCAGCCTTCTAATTTAAACGGCATTATGAAAACTATCCAGCATATAATCTACGGTTATTTTAGTTTAATTAAATATTGGGACAAGGAGGTCGGTAATGTTGTCCTTGTCAATGCATCTTTAAAAACTAAGAACCACATCTATGTTATAAATATGGAAGCGAATGCCTGTAAGGGAGAGGGCGGAGAGGCGAGGAATAAGAAGGGATTCAGGAGGGATAAATATAAGAATAATAAGATGCTGAGTATTGAGTTGTGTCGCGAATATATTAGCGAGAACGAGGAATTAAAGAAGAGATTTAATGAAAACAAGAAAAAGGATGATTTGAGTGATGCGTGTTTGCAAGCTGTATCCTATATTAGAAGTAATACGAAGGGAGATATTACAAATAAATATAATAAATTATATAGTAGTTATATATGCTGTAATGAAAATAATGAAAAGGAAGAAGCGTCCTAAAATATTAGTAATAATGATGTATAGTAATCGCGTGTTGAATAATATAAGAAAGATGCGTTTTAAAAAATCTATAAGAAATGCAAGATTATGTTTTAGAGATTGGTACGATGAAGAAGGTATTGCAAAATTATTGAATAATTTGGAAGATAAATTGGATGCTATTATAGTATCTGGTTCTGATTATCGCATAGTTGATAGAAGGTCTCCGAAGGTTCCAGAGATAATATTTAAACACGCTAACAAAATACATATTTTGGCAATTTGTTACGGAATGCAATACATTGCTGTAAGATTCGGGAAGTTCTCAAACGTGAGAACGAGAGATGCAGGATATATTAGAAACTATGATAGACCTTTAAAAATAAGGTATCCTTTTGATATTGTAAAGACTAGATATAGGTATAATCATAATGATATTGTTATCAAAGTAGGTAATAATATTAAGACTGTAATGAAAAGAAAAGATATGATAGATATATTATATCATAAGAAGAAGGATATATTGGGGATACAATTTCACCCTGAATATTATGTAAAATCTGGGAAATTATTTTTTGGCACTTGGTTATCGTGGCTATCTCGTAGAAATAGCTAATGCTAATATTTGGAAACTTATTTTTGTAAGAATGTTAGAATGCGTATTAATAAACATTTAAAAATTATAATAGATATATAAACATTTGATACCCAAATAAATATATAATATGGCTTTACTATCAAATTTTAATAATAGAAATGATGATTTAATTGAATTGAATAGAGAAAGTTTCAATAAGCAACCTTTTATTTTTAATATACCTGGAGGTGGCAAGCAGTCCAATATAGCTATTAACGAAGAATTGTTTAATAGGAAAAAAATAAGCGATGATGTTATATCAATGTCTTCTGGCGGTTCTTCGCGCGGAAGTTCGTCGGGTGGTAAAAAGAACTATATGAAAAATATCGGCAACATATATCGCAATAAAGATAGAATTGGCAGAGGTTCACGAATAGAAAGCGAGAGCGATAGTGATGAGAGTAAAAAGAGTTCAAGTCGCGGCAAGATTAAGAAAATATATGATGATAATATTAGCGAAGCCAGCGGAGGCAGCGATGAAAGTAGCGGAAGCAGTGTAGGAAGCGACGGAAGCGACGGAAGCGATGGAAGCGACGGAAGCGATGGAAGCGATGGAAGCGGTGGAAGCGATGGAAGCGGTGGTGGCGGTGGTGGCGGTGGAAGCGGTGGAAGCGGTGGCAGTAAAAATAAGAATAAGTTTTTGAGCCCTAAGGAAATAATAAAGAACGAGATAAATGAAAAGAGAGAGATAATATATCAGCTTGACAGAATGGAATCTAAGGGATTTAAGATACCCTTCAAATTCAATATGAACTCTGATATTGAAGAGATGAGAACCGAATACAATAGGCTTATTAGAGAAAAGGAATTGGATGGAAGCGTAAGATTTCAGCAAAAAATGTTGATGGCATTTATCTCGGGAACTGAATATATTAATGGGAGATATGACCCGTTTTCTATTAAGCTGGATGGGTGGTCAGAGCAGGTAAATGAAAATATAAATGATTACGATGATATTTTTGAGGAATTGCATTATAAATACAAGGCAACGGGCAAGAAGATGGCGCCCGAATTGAGGCTCTTTATATCACTGTCCGGAAGCGCTTTTATGTTCCATTTAACAAGCAGAATGTTTAAAGAACAACCGCTTCCTGATGTAGAGAATGTTCTCCGTTCTAATCCCGAATTAATGAAGCAGTTTCAAAATGCGGCCGCAAAACAATATGTTATGGGAAATGGTGCTCCACAGCAAATGCCACAAATGTCTCAAAATCGCGGGTCAAGCAACGATAATATGGGGTTATTCAATATGGTAAGTAATCTATTTGGTTCTCTAAATAGCGACCCTGTACCTTCAAATATGCCGGCATATGCACAAAATATGAACGCACAAACCAGAGGTATGGCATCACAGTCTAACGATAAAAAGCAATATGAAGATATTGATAATATAATTAAGAACGTTCATAGCAAGATATCAACCGATGATAGCGATAATAATATAGAGACTCTTTCAGTTAGCGACGAAGAGATTACTTCAATTATAGAGGATACGGCGGATATCCAGATATTAAAAGGGCGAGGAAGACCTAAGAAGGGGACGCGCACATTAAATATATAAAATACAAAGGATATACGAGATACATACGACTATTATGAAAATAACTATTTTTTTAACATATTATATGATATATGAATAAAAATAAAGGTTAAATTGTAAAATAGATAGCTATTTGTTATTTATCTATTTTTTCTAAGATTGGTTATTTTTTTAGCGGATTTATTAACAAAGCTGCCTACTTCTTTAACAGATTTAACAATTCTATCAGGGGTACTGCGTAGAGATTTCATCGGGTTGCGGATAGTATCTTCTACTTCTCCTTCAAAAACCTCTATTTTAGATAATAGACCGCTTAGAGTGCTTAGTAGGATAGGGATGATAATTATGGTGAATAGAAGGGTCAAGAATAGGAAGAGGGATATCATAGTACCTACTGAAATGATATCGCGGCTTAAATCCTCGGAGCATTTGCATTTCTCGTTGGTTAAATATCTAACATAATCAAAGGCGTAGTATATGTATACGACGAACATTAAGAAGAATACGAAGGTAGCAATTGATAATAATTGGACTACTACATAACCCATGCTTTTAGCGATAGATTTAAGCGATATAACAGAAGTTATTATGAAATAACCGAGGGCTATTACTGTGAAGTTCTTGATAAAATCCTTGTTAGGGTGTTCCGAACATTCACACCCCATATTCTCCAGTTTGTAAATATAACTGAGGATTATTAACAATAATATAGCAAAAATTGCTTGGATTATGGCACTACTATAAAAAGATAAGTTATTTTCACTCTCTTTCATTGTACTATTTCTTACTCTATACTATTATATAGAAATAATTTTTTTATAATTCAATAATATTATAAATAAAAAACTTAGTAGAATTATCCAAGTTTTTAATATTTATATTTTTAATTTTATCTATTATACAATTATATTTAGCGATAGCCAAGATTTTATATAATTGTTCCAGTAAAATATCCAGAATATATTTATAGATATCGGTATTATATACAATACTAACCACGTAATCTGCGATATTATTTAGCAATATTAGCAGTTCTTCGCGTTTATATTTAATCCATATCTTATTAATATTATTTATCCCACGCTTCCATTTGGTATATTCGCAATACATATCGTATTCGTCGTTCAATACCAGAAGGTTGTTTTCGTATATATATCTAGGCGGATCCCATTCCTTATTGTTTATGTAATTATTCCAGAGCTTATCAAGCATCGCGCAGACATATTCCTTGTCAAATAGAGCGAGTATATTACTATATAATTCGTCGTCGCTCGTTTTAACATAATTCCATATAATCATAAAAATATCGTCCTTGTTATCATTATTATCATTTACAGCGATAATTTCCTTAATTTTCTCGTAGATACTGTCCCTGTTTTTAATACTTAGTTTATTTAAATTACCTATCAAACACCTTTTCAGCTCGGATTTCTTTGTAAAGTCGGGTATTATGATGTGAAATCTTGATTTAACCTTAGGTTTATTATACTTCTCTTTATTATTATTATATATTTTTTTTGCCCATATCATTTTAGGGTCATAATAAGAGTTGAAACACGAATATGTATTTTTAATATCTAAGGCTTTATCCAAAATATTGCGTGGTACATCTACTGAATTATAGATATCTCTAAATTGTTCTATACTAATCTTGATGATTTGTTCGTCCATTATAATTAGTTATAATGAATAATCTTATATATTGATTACATAACATAATTATAATATTCGATATATCACAGTATCTAATAAAAATAAATTATCACATCAAAATATATAATTATCATATTATAAGTTCACTTGCGCGTTTTTGTATTATCTAGATTTCCTTCTTCGTTTACGTAAACGATATGTATTTGAAGAAGGCGAGGATGCTCTTGACGCAGACGAGGATTTTCTTATTGCCGCCTGTCTTGACGCTGTTCTTGCAGCGGTCAGGGATGCGCTTCTTGCAGCGGTCGGGGATTTTGCCGAGGATGATCCTGACGCAGACGAGGATGATCCTGACGCAGACGAGGATTTTGCCGAGGATTTTGCCGAGGATGCTCTTCTTGCCGCGACATATTCATCAATAACTACCTTTATTGATGAATAGAGATCATTCATATTAAATGTATCATTTCCAATATTATTATTTATATATCTTGTATATATTACTCTGTTATTTTTTAAGGGGTCAGATTTTGCGGCTTTCTTAAAATTTTCCAAATCCCTTCTCATTTCTTTAATACTCATACGAATGGCCGCAGCTTCCTCCCTCTTATTTTTAATATCAGTCTTCAATATGTTTAGATAATTTTTTGATTTTTCCGATACATCGTACGCTCCATTCCTACCAAGCCTGACACTTGCCGTGACCGATCGGGCGCCGTCAATAGCCAAGTTTTCAAAATGAGTTATCCATTCTATTTCCATTTCTTCAATAAGCCTCTCAATGTCTTTAACTTCCTCTTCCATTTTTATAATTTTAGTGCGCAATTCTTCTTGACTTCTATAAACTATTATCTGACTCATATTCTTCTGATTCATATTCTTCTGACTCATATTCTAATATATTATAAGATTTTTTTAGTTATTTTTTGAAATGGATAATATACATAAGGCAAAAACAATAATAGTTAATAAAGTATTAATGACGCGCGAGATAATTAATAGATTAGAGGAGCTATATTCAAACTATCTTGTATATAGAACTATAATTGTGTGCGATGATAATAGTCTTGACAAGTATGTCAATATACTTAGAGAGAATAATTATGATTGCTATGTGTTAAAAGATTATGACGCTGCGGTAAATTATGATTCTCTGGATGTAAGGATATTTTTAATAGAGAAGGGGCATTTTATCAAGTTTATCAAGGGGTATATTGATAATAAGATTAGCGCAAATGCGGATACAGATACAGAGACAGATATGCATAGATATGGGGCGTATTTTTATAATTCAATTATAATACAATTAGATAATGATAATGACTATGATATCATAGGAGAAACCGAGAGAATAAAGAGAGAATACAAGGAAATATCTAATAATTATGATATTATTATCTAATAATAATTTAGAAGATTATACAAGTAGGATATTAATATGGCTGCAAAAAAGAGTTTTTTCGGAAGCGATATATTTATTATGATTTCAATAATATTATTTTTATTATTGGCTATTGCCGTTTTATTCGCATATAATAAAAATAAAATAATGGAGACTTTTATGGGCGAATCGGCTGATAAAAAATACAGGATGGAGTATTATTATATGGACGGCTGCGGACACTGTGAGGATTTCAGTAAATCTGGAGTATGGGACAAGCTTAATGGAGAATATGGGAATAAATTAGACTTTAAAAAGTATAATATGAAGGATTGCAAGGATAGAATAGATAAATATGAAATCTCTGGATATCCCACTATTATAATAATAGATAAGAGAGAATCAGAAAAAAAGTTAGAGGAATACAATGATGACAGAAGATACGATAAAATGAAGGTATTTGTAGGAAAATACGCTGATATGTAGGCATCCGCAGGTATCCGCAGGTATTCGCAGGTATCCGTAGGTATCCGCAGGTATTCGCAGGTATCCGCAGGTATTCGCAGGTATTCGCAGGTATCCGTAGGTATTCGCAGGTATTCGCAGGTATTCGCAGGTATTCGCAGGTATTCGCAGGTATCCTGAAAAATAAGAGTATATAAGCCTATTAATAAAACTTTAATATAATAAAGGGTATAAATAAAAATGGGAGGCGGATTGATGCAATTAGTTTTGAAGGGTAATATGAGCGAATATATTACCTTAAATCCGCATATTAATTATTATAAATATGTTCTCAAAAAACATACTAATTTTTCTATGGATACTATTGTTATTACTTCTACTGGCGATAGCAATATTGGTTTTAAAACATCCACTTCTGAATTGCGCATTAATTTTAAAATAAAGCGTTATGCAGATTTATTATCGGGTATGTTTTTGACATTCAAAATTCCCGATATATACTCGGATAATATATATAAGTTCAGGTGGGTCAATAATTTGGGTTTCAATTATATTAAGGAAGCGCGTCTTAAAATAGGGGTTGTTAATATAGAGACACTATATGGCGAATGGATGAATATATGGAATGAACTCACGAGTAAAGATAATATTGAATATAATAAGTTGATAGGGAATATAGATGAATATACGGCGCCTTTCAATTTCGTGCCAAAATATCGTGTGTTAAATAACAGGCTTTATAATGTTACTTATCCTGTATCAAGTTTCGCAAAAACTCCTCAAACACCGAGTATTAAAAAGAGAAAAATACAGGTTCCGCTCAATTTCTGGTTTACCAAGAATCCCTCGCTGGCACTTCCATTATTAAAATTAGAGAATAACGAGGTTGAATTAGATATTTATATTAACGATAATGCTTTTGAGGGATTATATCAGGTATGGAGTAATATATTGAATACCTATGTGAGTCCGCTAATGTATAATACTACACACCTCCCGGCAGTACCTATATCTATTGCGACATTCGTCAAGCCAAGCGATGTCAATTTTGATGTTAATAATGAGCTATTATGTACCTATGTATATTTAGATAGTGCAGAAAGAAGTAGTTTGTTATTGAATACTAACCAGATTAATTATATTATTAATACTGTTAAGAAAACGCAGGCAATTGCATTGAATGCCAATCATACGCTAATAGATATAACAAATGCCAATCATCATATCAAAGAGATTATATGGATTACGCGAAGAAGCGATTCTGTCAAAAACTTCAATAATTATACAAATTACACGGGGTCTCACGAATATAGCGAGAGTCTTGGAATATTAGATAAGGCGTCAATATTATGGAACAGAGAAATAACACGTGCTGATTATGACGCTACTTATTATAATCACATAGAGCCTCATAAATATCATACGAATATACCGAGAACGGGGATATATTGCTATTCATTCGCTTTATTTCCTGAAAAACAGATAAGCTCAGGTTCTTATGATAATACGCAAATTACTACCTCGTTATCTGTGAATGTAAATACAGAGGTTAAGGATGATGACAAATATACATATATCACTAAAATATATACTGATATATTAAACAGAGTCTATCCGGTCAATTTTGAAATTACTATATATGTGATAGAAATAAATGTCCTTACAGTCCTTAATGGAGGCGCTGGCTTAAAGTTCAGCTAAGCCAAGCTAAGCTACCATCGGCTATCAATTATTTTTATATTCTTTGATATAATTAAAGTATTATGGATTTATTTGTTTTGATAATAATAATTGTATTTGTATTTATAATAAAATATTTAATAGATACGATTAACTCTCTCAACGGAGAGATAAGAGAAATAAAAGAAAAATGTATAATCGGCTCCTCTGGGATAACATTTACAAAAAACACCGAAAAACCTTCTGATAATGTTAATAATGAGTTAATAAAGACACTAGTATATTTCAAAGACTATTTTGATAATAACAAATAGAGCTGTAAATACATATAAATAATATAAGCGTTTATAATTAAATGCCGAGAAAAAGTAAAAACAGCGATGTTAAATCTACAATAGATAAGAAGAAAGGCTTAATGAATACTATTGTAAAAGACGTTGTAGTTGTGGAAAATGAGGATATTATATTGCAGTTGCCGATATCTGATAATGATATAAATAAAATAAGTATTACTGATGAATTACACGAAGCCCCGACGCCATATGAGCCTAACTGTTGTTATATAAATGAGACTAACTTTTATAATACGATTCAGGATAATTTGATTAAGGATGATAATGATAGAGATAGAGATACTAATATAGATTATAATGATAATATTATTAAATCTTCAAATAATTGCTATTGGTGTTGCCACTCTATTAAAGACAGGATATATGGGATGCCTTATAAATATAATATTACTACAAATACTTATATATTGTTCGGGAACTTTTGTTCGCTAGAATGTGCAAATGCATATAACTTCTCTTCACATTGTGGGAGCGACAAAGTATGGGAGATAAATAGCTTGATACAGATGTTGAGCAAACATTTTGGATGCACTCGCCCGATACGCCCCGCACCTTCAAGATTTTTGCTGGATATCTTTAATGGTCCTATGAATATTGAGGAGTTTCGCAAAGGTCATCATTCAAATGAAAAAACGCACCTATTAAATTTGCCACCTATGATAGCCACTACATACAATTACGAAATTGTAAATACATCCTATCTCAAAAACATTACAGATAATATGAATAATAAAATTGAGGCAAAAAAAAACAAAAAATGATATAAGAACATTGATACAATAAATATTGTGAATTACCCAAATTACTATTGCTATTAAGAATGACTAGTCTTGATAATAATTGCGGCGTTTCTACCGAGTCGGATGCGACAGATACGCGAGCTATTGTGAAAACTGAAGATATAAACTTTTCGCATTATAGAGTTTCTACTATAACTTGTAATGCGAATATTGGCGAGGATATTAATTTAAACTTGAAGATGCTGTTTGAAAATATTGTAATAATAGATAAGGATGATACAGACGGGATTGTATGGGCACAATATATGAAGGATGGCGAGGATTTAAATCGCGGGACATATCCCAAGAAGAGGAGGAATAGTAAAAAAAATAAGATGAAGAAAAATAGGTTTGATAACCAGGTTACAATTATATATAAGAACGATAAATATATGCCAAATGTAAAAATATTTAAGAATGGCAATATTCAAATAACTGGAATAAAGGTCGTTGAGGATACTGTCATTATTGTCAATCATATTATTGCGAATATCAGGAATATCTATGATGATATTAGTAAGGACATTATAAATAACCGCGATGATAATTATGAATTGAAATTGAAATATCAGAACTTCAAGATTCGGATGATTAACACGGATTTCAAGGTATATTGCGACGATTCTCTGGTGGTTCAATTCGGCTTAAAAAGACGCGAGATACATAATATATTTATCAGCGAACTATATAATAATAAGTGTTCGTTTCAGCCTGGAATATATCAAGGGGTTAAGCTAGAATATTTCTGGAATAAATGCAATGAAAAAAAGAATGGTATTTGTTATTGCCCTAAGAAATGCTATGGAAAAGGAAAGGGAGAAAAAGTCGGTGATTGTAAAAAGGTTACCGGGGCTTTGTTTGAGAGTGGGAGCATCTTAATTACAGGTGGCGTATCTTTTGAACAAGTAGATGAGGTATATAAGTATATCTGTACTTTCTTGATTAAACACAAAGATACTATTAAGAAAATCCAACCAACCAATCTTGTAGCTCAAGATATCGCTACGTAAGCTTCGCTACTTCTATATTATATCTGTTGTATGACAGCTGAAATTGTAATTATCATTACAGTTGGCTGATGTATATTTTTTATATTTATCTGTATTTATGTGATTATTTCCAGGTCTATTATACGAGGGTATGTGATGGCTTGCATAAAAATGCGAGGCATACACGACAGCATCAGGTTCAGCAGGAGGCATTTTATAACTATTACCCCAGGGTTTTTTGTCAAATAAGACATCGCCAGTATATAATCCGGCATTTTTTGGCTGAGGAGGGACGGGAACATTATGGTTATAATCTAATTCAGCATATTCTAATTCTTTTTTCATTATTCTATATATAAAATAGATATTATTATATAAAGATAAAATTGATAATTAATTTAAAATAGTATGAGTACTGAAAGTACTGAAAGAAAAAGGAGAAAGGTTGCTGATTTTGTTAAAGATGGTATGGAAACTGCTGATATAAAAGCGATGGTTCAAGATATTGTATTGTATATGACAGAGAACAAGGCAAAACATTCATCCCACACGGAGCTATTGAATGAAATGAAAAAATCAATTGAGGGTATCTTGTTTTTTGAAGAGAGATATCCTATGTTATATGCTATGGTTACGAAAGAGGAGGGATTTGAATATAGTAGCCTTGAATATTTTTTAGAGATGCGAGAGAAAATTGTAAATAACCAATTAACATCAGAACAGGCGTCAAAAGTAGTAGGCCAAGTATGGTTTGATAAGTACTATAAAAAACCGGATGGCGAAAAATAGCAAGTTCTAAAACATAATCAATCAATTCATTAATTTTTCTTACTTTTTCCATAATAGATATACAATAGGCTGTTAATACAATATGAAAGCTTCTATATTATAGATATTTCTTATTTTTATATATTTTAACGAATATAATATTTTTATCTATTAAACCTTCTAAAAATACTTAGATTACCCTAGCAATTCTTGAGACACTAGAATATTAATATTTTTTCATTTTAAAATTTGAGTACATCTCTTGAATTATTTTGTAATTTCCAAAAAACTTTTGAAATTTTTGAAAAAACAGAAAGATGTACTCAAATTTTAATTTTCAATTTTATAAAATATCTTGCGTCTTTCTATGATATCATAATGGTAATGAGAAAAATACACCAAGCCTATCAATAGCCTTCATAAAAATAATAATAATCAATATTATAGGATTATAGGAATAAATTTGTTATAATTTGAGATTATTAAGATAAAAATTGACACCAAAAAGTATTTAAATTATTACTATCGCAGTCAAAGCAAGCCTAAGCCAAAAGCTAAAGCCCGCCTACAGAACAGCCTATCAAACTTCAAAAGCCTTTCCAAGTTTTATCCAGAAACTCTTTCAGAAGAATGTCCGCTGCTGCTGTCCAGACTATCGGAATGGCCTTCAAGGAGTATATGAAGAATATTCCCGATGAGATTAACACCTCTAAGGGTTTGGATGAGCATTTCGCTCAGTTCAAGAAGGATTTCAAGGAGAAGAAGAAGAATAACAAGATTGAGATTGCCGAAAAGAAGAAGGATACCAAGAAGAAGAAGAGGAGCAATCTTGATGAGGATGGTAATGAGAAGCCTAAGAAGCCTCTTACAAAGTATCAGCAGTATATCAGGGACAATCAGCAAAGGATTCGCGAAGAGTTTCCTGAGCTTTCAAATACCGAAAGGTTCTCTAAGCTCGCCGAAGAGTGGAAGGCTTACAAGGCCACTCTCGCTGATGTTGCGGATGCTGCTGATGAGGAAGAAGAGACTGTTGAAGCTCAGGAAGCAGAGGAGACTGAGGAGCCTGAGGAGGTGGATGAGCCTGTCGTGGAAGAGGCGGTAGTTGAAGAAGATGAGAAGCCTAAGAAGGCCAAGAAGGCCAAGAAGGAGGCTAAGACTGACAAGAAGAAGAAGGATAAGGATTCTGAGTAAAATATAAATTATAAGATGGTGTAAGATAGGGTAGGGTAGATTAGGATATATATTTTTATATTTTATTTATTGGTTTTGTTTTTTGTAATCGCGTGCGTTATTATAAATTTCTAAATAATAATATAGATGCTTATAGAGTTGTTTATTGGCTCAGTAATAATTGGGGTTATTATTGGGTTGATTGGTATTGGTGGTGGCATTTTGCTATTGCCTTTATTAGTTTATTATGATTTTTCGTTTCAGCAAGCTGTCGCAATATCTCTTTTCTTAAATACGATACCTAATGCATTACCAGGATTATATCTATATTATCAGCACGGATTTTTGGATTTTAATGCAGCTATTATAGTAGCCGCCGGAAGTATCCTTGGTGGAGTTGCAGGGGCTTATATTGGTACAAATAATTATATAGATGACAGGACATTATATAGAATATATACGGTATTTCTAATAATGACAGCAATATATATGTACTGCTATTATTGTTAGGGCTATTGCCAGAGGGGGGCTATCGCAAAAACAAAAAGATAAAAAATGATAATATTATAAAGTAATAAGATATTCAAGAGAAGATGTCTAATAAATCTAAGAAGGCGCTAGGACAATTCTACACGACAAATAACGAATATATTCTACAAAATATTACAATACCCGATAATATCTTTGATATCATTGAGCCTTTTGCGGGTAATGGCGATCTTATAGCTTTTATAGAAAATGCCGGAAATCTCAAAAATATTAAATATAACATAGAGTGTTATGATATAGAGCCTAAGAAGGATTATATTATAAAGAGAGATACGATAAATGAGCCACCAGATTATAATAATAAATATGTTATAACAAATCCGCCTTATCTCGCGAGAAATAAAAGTGCTGATAAAAAGTTATTTGATAAATATAATGTCAACGATTTGTACAAGTGTTTTATCAAGAATATTATAAGCAATACTTGCTCGGGTGGGATTATAATAATCCCTTTAAATTTCTGGTCTTCTATTCGTCAGGCGGATATAGAGTTGCGCAAGTTATTTCTAGAAAAATACAAGATTATTATATTGAACATCTTTGAAGAACAAGTGTTTTCTGATACATCTTATACAATCTGCTCCTTCCAATTTGAACTAAAACAAGGTTATTGCGATAATATGATAGATATCACTATATATCCTTCAAAGGCTAATATAATTACTGAGCTAAACTCTAAAAATAACTATATGATTGGTGGTGAAATATATAAATTGCCTCTAAATAGTATTTATACAATTACGCGACTTACTAATAAGAATATTGACAAATATAATACAAATATCGTTGTTAAATGTATAGATGATAATATTACATCACAGATAGGATTATCATATGTAGAAAATAAAGATATATATATATATAGATAATACACCTAATCAATCGGCGCGGACTTATGCGACGCTAATAATAGAGCCGGCAATAGATGAAGAGAAGCAGAAAAAATTAATCGTCAGCTTCAATAAATACTTGCGGGAACATAGAGAAAAGTATAATTCGCTTTTCCTAACAAATTACAGAGAAAGCAAGGATATAGCAAGAAAGAGAATATCATTTGACCTTGTATATTCAATCGCCGAATATCTATTGGACAGATTAGATAGCACAGAATCTCCCTGATTTTACAATATCTTTATTATCAGATTCTGATTCTTCTAGGCAAATAACTGACATAGTGATATTTTGCTCTTACTCTTTATTTTTTTGCGTAGCTGTCAATTTTTCATCATATTTTTATAAAAATTGATATAAGCAATTAAATATATATATTTTTTAACAAAGTATTATTATGAGCAGTGATATGCCTTCGTCCAATGTCCCCCCTACTAATCTCACTCAATTAATTGAAAAAACTTATGGTAATTACGACGGCAATACTACTTATGCAAATACTCTTATTAATACGCTGAAAAAATATCATTTCTGGCCGAATATCAAGGTTAAGAAGTTCAAAGATAACGAGGATATTGTTCTCCTTCATAATAATTACAAGATGAGTGATATTTGCGAATATAAAGAACTTTATGAGCAATGTCGGAGTATTGTATTGGACTTCTCTCTCTCATATAACAATAATGTTGTCGTTACATATGCCAATTCTATTCCACGAAGAATTAGTTATGAGGAATATATTTCGGCGAATTACAGCGATACCGACAGATGTTATGAGGCTTATGATGGAACTATTATTACTGTTTATAATTATAAGAATAAGTGGTATTTCGGGACATCCAGTTGTCCTGACGCGAATAGTTCAAAGTTCTCGCATCCTACGAAATCGCACGGTAAGATGTTTGACGAGGTACTATATGGATTTTATAGTAAATCTCCGGAAACTGCTGAAATGCTTTCGCACATTCCGCCAGATGATGTCGGAGAGACTCTGCGGGCTATGTTTGCATCTAATTTGAATCCCGAACACGCTTATGAGTTTGTCTTGATTCACTATGATAACAAGCATATAATTGATTATACTGATATGCTAGGCGAGAATTATAAGGAGCTCGTACATATCAATACGAAAAACAGAATTACGCTTGAAGAATATGATATTAATCAATCGGCTATCCAAGAGCTTTTTAATATGGGTGTAAAATATCCGACTTATTTCGCAGATATCAATCAGGCCAATACATATATCAATGAGAATAAAAGCTATGGATTGATTATTAAGAAAAAGGTAGATGGAGAGAACTTTTCGCGACTATACAAGATATCCTCAATGTATATTAACTATCGCGAAGAGACTGACCCGTGCCACCCGAATGTATGGATGAATATTCTTAGCGTCTATATGAAAAACAAGCAGAATTATACTATTAAGGATTATATCGCGACATATAACCCGAATATCCAGATTCCGCTTGATAATAACGGGAGACAGATTGACCCTACATATCTTGTACATACGATTATTTCAACTATCAAGGATAGCCTCTACAGCTATTATAAATCAACTACGACATATAATCCAACTTATAAGAGATACAAGATGAATAAGGAGATGGACAAGCAATTTGCGCCAATTATTCAGTATCACTTGGCGCAGCTGAGAAATCTACAAATTACAACATTCAGCAAGAAGCTTATTACGAGCTCAAATATTTATTACTATCTATGCCAATGCAACGATGTCAAAAATATCAAGACGCTTATTCAGTTCTTCGCGTCCAATCCAATCAACGAAATGCAATCCCGGACATCTATGTGTTTCGCAATTATGAATACCTTGATTTCATAGATGTCCCGGAGATGTCTGAGTATCAGGATATCAAAAATATATATATCTTAATAATAATAGATAGATAAGGATATATGTCGGACTATTTTTCCACACAGGGATGGGTGTATATTGCAGTTAGTATTATACTTACTATAATATCTCTTGCGCTGAATGTGTATTTGGAAGGTCCCGGATTATATTTAATAGCGTATTTTGTATATCTGTTTGTCATATTATTGACGGCTTACAATATAACTTGTTTAACAAAAGGAGAATGCTATTTATGGAGTTGGATTGTTACTATACTATCAATAATACCTATGATACTTATGATAATCCTAATAGTATACATCATATTATATGAAAAAAATACAAAGGTATAAAGGTATAATTTAGTATAATTTAGTATTATGTGTTTATCTTTGGTTTTATGTTTTTTATTTTTTTAAAAATTGATTATATAAGATAAAAATATAATAAACTATATATTAATAGAATGTTTTACAATTATAAGTTTGATTCGGCCGACCCTTCAAATAATCACAGCTTTGATATTCACGATATTGACTTGGCGATTGTCAATGGTATGCGAAGGATTATTATGACGGATATTCCAAACTTGGGAGCAATTGGGGAAAAACTTGAGAAGGAGGAGCCTACTGTTAGTGTCATAACTAATACGGGAGCATTACACGACGAGTTTATTATACATCGCATCGGGCTAATTCCTATCTGTATGACGGCCGACGAAATTGAGAATTACGAGGATAATTCGCTCGTGATTGAATTGAATGTTAATAATACTACGAATAAGAGTATTGATGTGCGAACCACGGATTTCAAGGCGACCTTTAATGATGTAGAAATTACTGAGAAGAAGCTGAGAGAGTTATTTCCGCCAAACAAGGTATCAAAGCACAATATCTTGATTACGAGATTGAGACCCGGCGAACATCTACATTTGAAGGCGAATATTGTCAAAAGAACTGGGCGCGATAATGCATCGTTTAACCCGGTTTCATTATCAAACTTTTCGTATATCCAGGACCCCAAGGAAGCTAAGAAATACGAGAGCTTGCTTGATAAAGAGCGGGCATATTATATGAATGAATACGGCGACCCTACGAAGTTCAAGTTTGACATAGAGCATATTAATGTTAATATGGGGCCCAGATATTTAATCCCGAAATCTCTGGATATTGTTATAGCCAAGCTGAATAATCTAATGACTGAATTGGTTAATATTAATACGACGGAAATTGTGAAAATACAGCAATTCCAAGATATCGCCGAGACATACGAGTTTATTATTGATAACGAAGACGATACGCTGGGAAACATTATACAATCGTATGTACACGACAATTATGTGAGGAACAAGAAAACAGTCAATAATATGGCGTGCAAGTTCATAGGCTATATTTGTCCGCATCCTCTCAAATCTACTATGATTATAAGGATAACTCTTGATAATATTACTGACAAATATATGTTTATCGCATTTATGGATAAAGTATGCAAGGAGATTGTCAGTTATTTGGTTGATATTAAGACAAAATGGAATAAATTCGCAATTGATAATAATGTATCATAATTTATATTATTATATATTAAAAGAAAGGGAAAAATAATATGTCAATTAATATCAATGACAATGAGTATATTTTTGAGGAAGAAGAATTGGATGACATAGAATATCTTGAAATAATGAGTTTAGATGATATCATTAAAGACAATCCTTCATTTATAGCGTTGTCTCGCGAGGAAATAAAGAGCAGTTTATTTGAATTGTTTGCGAATAAGAAGAAGGCCAATAATATAACGAATCTTTTTTACGATATAATAAATGATATAGATGGTAATCGCGGGAAATTGAAAAATTATGATAATTATGTGTTTGATGCCGAAGCCGAAAAGAATGATTATAGCGCGGATATGGTGGATAAGGCCGAAGTTGCCAATTTTAATAATTTGAAAAAGAAGACTGTTATAAATCACGATATAGCAAAAGAAAAATATTTTTTTTGCATTAAATACAATAAAGATTCTGAGAAACTGCGATTTAAGCCTGAAGCCAAGATAAATATCACAATAGAACCACGAGACAAGGGATTTCCTATATATTACCCAGTATTCCCAGCAGATGATGTGAATATCCCTATAATATCTGCTTATTACAAAATACCTAAGACTGTTATAAATGATTACCTATACACTAAGATAACATCGCATTTAACGACAACGAAAAATATGAATATGAATATAAATTATGTATCTTCGGAAAATTGCGAAAATGTCAGCGATTTAATAAAAGGCGTCAGACCGGATATCAGCAATATCATAGAGTATCTCAAAGATAGCTTTGAGCTTGATTATTATAACATAGAGAATGTCTTGAATAAGTTTGGTAAATCCTTGGATTTTATTAATAAGGAGGATTTTGGCGTTTTATGCGATTATCTCGCGGATGTTATGGAACAATATAAGGAGCGAAAGAATGTATCAAGACCTGTTAAAATTAAGAAGCCGGATATTATAAATAAGAAGTTAATATTCTTTGATAAATTGAATACGAGCATCCAGCTATTGAACATTACAGAAAAAGTAATAGACTTTTTGGATAAAAATAAGATGAGTTTGGAAGACTATCGCGAGAATAATATAATGATTGATAAAATAAAACCATTGAAGGATTTGGAGACCTATGCTATAATTGACACTATAAGAACTATGGGTATTGGAAACTCCGATGATAACGCAGTTATCTTAGAGATATTAGATATTATAACGCGTTCTTTGAAAAATAGCAATATCTTGGAGGCTATACAATCTATTGATGACATCTTGAAGACGCACGAAAAGAAGGAGATTATTGTAAAGAAGTACGAAATCGCCAGAAAAGAGAATGAATATTCGCGAAATCACATATTTGACTATGATAAGGACGGCAAGCAATATTTAATATCATACCGAGAACACAAAGAAATAAAAGATAGCCACTATAACGATAAGAATGAGGGGATACCTATGATAGAGTTTGAGACTCAGGAAGCGACAGATGATGTGGGTAATGGAGCTGGCGACGCCGACGCAGTAGATATTGGGTATATTATAGGATATAATGAGTTAAGTCGCCACGATATAGAGAAATATATAACAAATATTATTTATAAGAATGAGGCGGGATTTATAGATAGTTTGGAGAATATGTTGAATATCCTGAATAATATTGGTAAATCGGCTAATATTGAGTTTGATTATGCTGCATTATGTAGCGAGCTGTTCAAGTATAATCGCAGTATCCCAAAGAGACGCGATATGTATATGAAGGCGTTTCAAGATAATGATTTGGAAATAAGCGAAGAGATGCTTAATTATTTGGATAAATTGTCGCCCAAATCTATATTAGCATTAATAAATAATAGAGATAAACCTTTTTTGGATATTGATGATAATGTGGATAATGTTATAGTATCTTATAATAAAATATGGTGCGAGGAGTTTAATGATATGTTTTTAAATGCCCTGGCGTATTGTATAATAAACTTACAAGATAAGATATTGAATGATACGATTTTCATAGATGTTGATTATTTGAATGGTAATTTCTTGAGTTATTGGGATAACTGCGGTTCGCCTCTTAATAAAAAAGAGGATCGTGGAGTTATGTCATATATCATAGAGGTTGCCACGGATTATTTGATAAATAATAGTAATAATGAGTTTTTGATAGAAACCGATAATATGTTTAAAAGGACTTACAAAGTGATTGAGAAATATTATTCGGAAAATCTGGAGAGAATGAAAAAGAAAGATGATATATGTCGGGAGAAAAAGAAGGAGCGGAAGGGAAAAATAGAAAGAGATAAATTACTCAGTTTAAATAAAAATAAGGAATGCGGGAAGGAACTCAGCTTATGTAGGGAGCAATATATACAATCTTTGATATATATGCCTGATGTAAATTATGTAAAGATACACAAGTTTTTAAATGGCTGTTGCCTGAAGAAGCTAGATGATAGCTTTAACGAAGATATTGATTTAAAAAATGCAAATCGCCTGGAGCTGATAGGATTTAAGAAAAAATATGCTGAGAAAAAGATGACAAATAAGCCTCGTGATTTGAGATTCATCCCCAAAAAGACTGCCAAGACTGCTAAGGCTGCTAAGGCCGACGCTACCGATGCAGATGATGCGGGAGCCGGAGCAGGAGACGACGGCGAAGAAATTGTTGATCGTATATATTTAGAAGATTATATATATGATATGAATAATAATTCTAAGATAGTCAGGAGATGGCTTGAAGCAATGAAGGGAAAGAATAATAGCGTATTTCCTGATAATATTATAGCAGATTTTGAGAATGGCAATATAAAATCTATAAAAAATAGTATAATATCTAATGTTGGTTTATTGACGAAAACCTCAAAGCATTCTGGCGATGAGTTTATTGACAATTTTAATAATGTTAGGAAGACCGGGAAGGGCGGTAAAGGCGGCAAAGAAGCATCTAATGATAAAATAAAATATCTTAATATAATTCGGGCAATTATAAAAACTCTTTATGGACACTTGCGAGCGGAGGATAATAATGAGGAAATCAAAGTATTGCTTACGAATTCTATAAAGGATTTAAGGGATATTATAATAGATTTAAAGGAATTGAATAAAATATATAACGATGATATTGAGAATGAGATAGAAATTATAAATAAGTATATAGTTAGCAGGGCATTATGCTGTCCTTTTAATATTGATAATACTTTAAATGGAAAGATAATATCGGATATTATAAGCAGTCAATATATATACAAGATAACTGCTAGCGTATACGAAGATGTTTTTAAGATAATTAGAATAACATTCCCGACATTAGAGGAAAACATAGATTTTTTGAATAAACAGCGCGAGAAAAACAAGCAGGAAAAAATAAAGGCCTTCAATAAAATAACAGTAGAAGAGAATGCTCTAATAAAAGAACTCAAAAAAGCTGGATTTAAACAGGAATTACTTGCAGAGAAAAAAGAAGATGAGGATGAAATCAATAACCTCTTTGATAATGTTATTGAACCTGGCGACAACGGCGATGAAAATAACAACGAGTTCAAAGAGATATTCAACGATAATGCCGGAGGAGCTGGAGGAGCCGGAGGAGCCGGAGGCGCAGCAAAACAAGATATTAACGAGGAAAATATGCTTATGACCTATGACAGAGAAGACGATGATGAAAATATGGATACAGAAGATATGGGATTTTTATATAATTAAGGGGGGAAAAGGTTAAATGAATTGCTATTTAGAGGCTCGTAAGCTATTTATATTACCTTTATGGTGTAGTAAAAAGAAACTAAGATTTTTAAAAATTGAAAATTAAAATTTGAGTACATCTTTCTGTTTTTTCAAAAATTTCAAAAGTTTTTTAGAAATTACAAAATAAATCAAGAGATGTACTCAAATTTTAAAATGAAAAAATATTAATATTCCAGTGTCTCAAGAAATGCTCTGTTAGTTTAAGTATTTTTATAATAATTATTGTAATTATTGTAATTACTATGTATCTCTAAAAGTTAAAAAGTGGACAGCCTAGTGTAGTCTATGTTATACATTTTCGCCAGCCCCATATATTTTAGTATCGGCACCAGTCGCCGTCGTAGTAACTAAATCGTTTTTTGGCGGGACAGTTGATATATTAACAAGGGATGCTCCTTGTGCTACAATCTGTGCTTCTTGTGCTAATTGCGCCATTTGCGCTCCTTTTCTGCTTCCACTGAGTCTTTTGGAGACATTAGTATTGCCTATGATGCCATTTAATTGAATGGGTATGTGTCTCTCGGCATCAGTGAAACATTTGGCGACTTCTATTTTATATTTTACGGGTATCTCTTCAAACGAGCAATCCTGTATTAAATTGTCATATTTTAGTGATAAGATATTGTAGGTTTCTTTTGAGACGCTCCCATCACACGCTTCTATTTCTTGAGACAGAAGCATAAATTGCTGGGATAATTTTTTAAATATTTCAAATTTTTCGCTGGCCTTTATGCTGTTTGTAAGAGACATTATAAGGACGCTTACGGCATTTACGATAATGTTCGGTATCTTGATAGCATTTGCATCCTCACTGATACTGTTTATAATACACATAGTTGAACTAGTCAATACGAGAGGTATATTAAAACAGAACTTGACAAAACTCCAGTGAGAAGATGCCTTAGTACATAATAGTGTCATTGACTCGCATTTATCCAACAATTTATCAATATTATGCATTATTTTTTCGGTTATTCTTAGTTTATCTAATAATATGATATTTTTTTATTTGAATTATTATATTAGAGATAAGCGTATGAATATAGAAGTTAAAACAAACGCCTGGGTTCTTCCAAATAGAGTTGGTTATAACAAAAAAATGTATGATATATTTCATCCTTCAAAATATCACAAAAAAGCAGCAGCTAAAGCCTCTTGTGAATGTACAAAAGATTCGTGTGAATTAGATGTATCCAAAGTGTCTCTTTTTCCGCAGCAAAGGATTGTCAAGGATTATATGCAATTTGACAGTCCTTACAGAGGCATCTTGTTATATCACGGTTTAGGATCGGGTAAATCTGCCGCATCAATAGCCGCATCCGAAGGATATATTAATCGTAAAAATGTTATTATTATGACTCCCGCGTCATTATCGCAGAATTATGAGAACGAATTGATGAAGATATCAACTATCGGCTTGAATCTAAAAAAATCATGGACTTGCCTAAAAGTTATTAAAACAAATGCCAAGATGATGGAACAGCTCAAAGGATACGCCATAGATAAGCAAATGGTTAAAAAAGAGGGAACTGTATGGGTTCCTTTATATAAGAAGGATATAGAGGATGCCGAGATAGTTATAGATAATATTAAATACTCTGATATGGCTTCAAATGACAAAGAGGATATCAAAAAGACTATAACGCATATAATAAGAAACAGATATAAGTTTATAAATTACAATGGCATTACTATGAAAATGATAAAAGAAATGGGCGACAATCCTTTTGACAATTCCTTTATAATAGTTGATGAGGTGCATAATTTTATTAGCAGAATAGCTAACGGTTCCAAAATAGCTATGAAAATATACAATAATATTGTTAGCGCTAAAGATGTTAAATTGGTATTATTGTCAGGGACACCTATAATTAATCATCCATACGAAATATCATTTTTAATCAATTTATTACGAGGCCCGATGAAGACTTATAAAATCCCTATAATAGATGGCGTAGCCGACAAGAATGAAATAATAAATAAGTTGTCAAATGCACAATTGCACGATTATGTTGATGAATTATATTACGACAATAGGAATCTCAATATTATATTATTACCTATAAATTATGTTCGCAAAGACGATGTATCATCGGCGATAGTAAAGAAGGAATGGGATAGGGACGAAGATACAATTATAAAAGAGATAATAAAAGCTGTTAATGCCGAAGGAAACGATGCGAATACCGGAAAAAAGCTCGCTAAGCCCGCGAAGTCTGCGAAGTCTGCGAAGTCTGCGAAGCCCGGAAATGGAATAGATGTCAAGAAGCCATATTTAATAGTAACGAACGGAACGACGGGTTCCTTAAAAACAAAGATGGCAGAAGAAATTATTAAATATTTGAAGTTGAACCCGACGAATACGAAGATAAATATAGATGATTTGGTGATAAAGAACAAGGAATATAAGAAGCGCGTATTAGATATAATTAAGAAGGTAGCAAAGGAATGTAATAATAACAAGGCGTGTATATCTGAAAAATACGAGAATCCCAGTGATAAATTGCAAGAAGATTTTGCAAAGGCCTATTATGATGTAAGGAAGGGCGAAGGTGGCATTAGTTGCACGGATAGTTTTAAAAACTCTTGTGATAAATTGAATGATTTGAATTTGGAGAATGCTTTGAAAGAGAGCAGAAATATTGTATTTGAATCGCAGGGACTATCGGTTCCATCGTGGCTATTGTCTCAGCCCTATTTGACCGAAAAATATAATGTCATATTTGCCTATTCTCTCGCGCCTATTAAAAAGATTGTAGATGTTATTAAAAAGCGCGGGAAAGCGAGAATAGACAAGTATATCAAGAATCCTAACGAAGATGCACCGAGGATGCCGTCAGTTGACAAAAAGATAATAGGAAATAACATTAAAAATATTGTGGCGACATTAAAGGAATTGCGTAAAAATTGTATAAATGAAGTGGAATATTTGAAATGCGGTAATAAAAAAATAGACAAGCTCCTTGTATATGAGAATAGCGACGATTTTAAATTCAATCTAGTATATGATAATTATAACAATGATGATATAATAGATTCCGAGTTTGAAGGCCTAATTTATGATATTGTTAAAATGGATGCCAAAGGCAATTTTGATGAATCGGGTATATCTTTAAGTACTAAATATGATACTGAACATAACTATGCTTTACCGAGTAAAAAAGAGGATTTTGTCAAGTTTTTCATAAATGACGAGGACCCCGAAAATATCAAGGTAATTAATGAGGATTTATTTAAAAGACGCGTATTAGGCATTTTGAGTTATTATAAGACATCGGGTTCGGAACTATTTCCCTCGCTATTACCTGAGACTATTAGAAATATGTATATGACCGACCATCAAATCAAAAAATATGTAGATGTTCGTATTAAAGAAATAGCGATGGATGATCGCAAGAAGAAGTTCGGCAACAAAGGAGCTGCAGAAATTAGCTCCGTATATCGTGCATTCAGTAGATTAGTATGTAATTTTGCGTTTCCCGAAGAAATACCTCGCGAATTCCCTCAGGATATAAGGACATTGAAGAAAAAAGAAATGGCAATGAATGAGGAAGACGGTGCAAATAGCAAGGATAGTAATGACGGTGAAAATGCGGATAGTGATAAAAAGAAGTTCAATAAAGAGATAGATGCTGAATATAATAAAAAATTAACAAAGGCACTTAGTGATTTAAAGAAGGGCGATTATTTGGAAAAGAAGAACTTGCGCGAATACTATAGTCCGAAGTTTGCGCAAATGTTGGAAGATGTAAATACATCGCCCGGGAGTGTCCTTGTGTATTCGCAGTTTCGCGTCGTAGAGGGTTTAGGGATATTCAAGGAGGTTCTAAATAAACACGGATATGTTGAGATTAATGTTATAAAGAATGATGAATATGGATATATATTAGAAGACCCTGATGTATTTGATGAAAAATATGATAATAAAAGATATGTTATGTTCAATTCTGACAGAGAAAAGACCAATATATTAATGAATCTATTTAACGGGGATTTTGCGAATCTCCCAGATACTATCAGGAGTAGCTTGCCGAATAATGGGGAAGGCCTGGAACAAAGATATGGAAAGCTTGTCAGGGTTATGATGATTACGCAATCGGGCGCCGAGGGTATATCTTTGAAGAATGTAAGACGCGTATTGATAACTGAGTATTTTTGGAACTCTGTGCGTATAGACCAAGTAATAGGGCGTGCCGTTCGTACTTGCAGTCATATGGGATTGCCTGTGGAAGATAGAAATGTGGGGGTTTATAAATATATTATGAAGTTTACTAATGACCAGCTAATAAAAAACCCGACGCTCAAAATAAAGGACGCCGAACTATCTACAGACGAGCATATCTATGACAAGGCTAACAAAAAAGAGGAGTTAATCAAGAACTTCTTGGATATGTTAAAATCCTCTTCAATAGATTGTGTGATACACGCTGATGTTAATAAGCCTTTGAAGAATGGCTATAAATGCTATAACTGGCCTATAAATATGAAGGACGATAAATTGGCATTTACACAGAATATATTGAATGATGGCAAAATAACTCAATATAAAAACTATGAAAGGGTGAAAACAGACAGAGGCAAGGTTGTATCCAGGGATGGCGTAAAATATGTGCTATTAAATGATAAATTGTATGATTACAATAGCTATAAAAATGCAGGGGTATTATTGCTAGCCTAAGTCGCCTAAGTCGCCTAAGTCTCCTAAGTCGCCTAACTTTTACTCTAAGTAATACATATAAATAATAAATTATAGTAAATAAGAAGCATATACTTATTTTTAATAATAAATATAAATGAACGATATAATATTTAGATGTATTCGCAATATTAATATAGAAGATTACATAGAATATGATATTGAAAACATTGAAAATATTAATATAGTAATTGAAGATATCATAGATGCTGGAGATGCTGGAGATGCTGGAGATGCTGGAGATGCTGGAGATGCTGGAGATGCTGGAGATGCTGGAGATGCTGGAGATGCTGGAGATGCTGG